TAATGTCCGTGTATGGTAAACTTAAATACAAGAGTAAGAAAGATGGCATTGTCTATGATGGACTAGATCCAGAAGATGATGAGAAAGATTATGAGAAGGTGTATGTATAAGATTGACCTTAGTGGTTGGTCTGTTAAACAATTATGTGAGTTTCATAATCATGTGTTAAGTTCTGGTTGTAATATAAATGGCCATGGATACAATTATCACTACGATGCAAATGATCAGTTGTTAGAAGGTATTAAGCAAACATTGATAGACATAAATGCTTGTAGTATTGCTGTCTTAGATTATAGAGGAAAGTTATGAGTGAACGATTAGAAAAGAGAATGGGGTATAAGATCAACACCCTTGTAGGCCATCTCTGTTGTGAGAATTGCTATAAGCATTATGTGATGGCGTTAGCAAAACTAGACAACATCATGGATGTCAATGAACTTCATAAAACAATTATGTTTGTATCAAAAAAGAAAGCCTTACCCTCAATTGTACAAGGGCTGTTTGATACTAAGATGAAAAAACTATTAGAGGAGATATTAAATGTCACAGACAAAGAAACCAGTTAAAGCTAAGACAACAGTTCTTGGCAGACCATATGGTGCTAAGAATACAGTCACATCTGAGAAGATACTTAAACAGATTGCTTTACAGACTGGAAAACCATTTCCGCAATTGTTAGCAGAAGGCTATCATGCGAGTATCATTGCTTGTGATTTTACTGCTAGACTAGCATACGAGAAATTGATATTAGGAAAAGTTATTGCTGATAAGCATGAGATGGATGTAACATCTGGTGGACAGAGTATTTTGAATTCGTTTCAATTTACGAAAGCAGAACTACCAGACTGGACTGAACCTAATCTGAAGATTATAGATGTCTCAAGCAAATAAGATTGACTACACCCTCTACGGAGAACAAGCAACCATTATGGATGATTGGTTGAATACAGATAAACATTGTATTGATATCGTGCCTGTGGGAAGTGGTAAAACGTTTTTAGCGGCTGTCGCATTGCCTTTGTTTGCTACTGATGAGAAGTATCATAAGCAAAAAGACATTATATATTTTGCACCTACTGGGTCTATGATCAAGTCTTTAGTCTGGCCCGACTTAGTTAAGAACTGTATAGAAAACTTCGGTCTAGTAGATGGAAAAACTATAAACAACAGTGAACTAACAATCAAGTTTCCTAACGGTGTCTTTATCCGATGTAAATCTGCGGAAATGAGAGAAAACCTCAGAGGGCTTAATGTTGGGGTGGCTGTCTGTGACGAGGCTAGTTTATATAACGCAGATACATTACAAGAGATTACAAACAGACTACGCCCTCGTGTTGGCTCACCAGATACTGCTGGACGATTAATCGTCATAAGTACTCCCAACGGAAATGGTCCCCTCTATGATCTATTCAATCTAGCAAAAGAGAATCCAGACAAATACATTGTTAGGCATATGGGATATGAAAAAATGCGTTCTGGAAATTTAGACTTTATTATGGAACAAAAGAGAATGATTTCTCCTTTGAAGTTTGAGCAGGATTATAATTGTTCCTGGTCTAGCGTTCAGGATATGTTTTTTTATGCTTTCAACAAAGCACACCATGTCAAAGATGTGTTTGACAATTTAGGTCCAATCTATACATCACATGACTTTAATAAAAAGAGGATGTGTGCCATCGTAACACAAGTAACAAAGCCAGGTGATAAAGATGGTAAGATTGAGATTCTTAAGTCTTACGCAATTAACGATTGCAGTACAGAAGACTTAGCAAAAGCAATAAGAGCAGATTACCCTAGACGCAAAATCTATTCAGTCATTGACCAAACAGGAAGCGCCGTGAACCGTGATACTACAAGTCAGTTTGGCGTAACTGATAGAACTATCCTAGAAAAATACGGCTTTATAATTATTAACAATAAGAAAAGCAATCCTTTAATCAGTGATACAGATAATTCTAGTAACGCATTTATTAATCGTGGTGGTCTTATTGTAAGTCCTTATGACACTCTATCAATTGAAGCACTGACAAGTTTTCACTTTGAAGATGGATCAAGAAAAAAACTTGTTAAATCTAAAGATGCCAAATATGCTCACTTAGATGGTTTGGGTGATGCCATTAGATATTTGTGCCATCATCTGTTTCCAGTACAACACGAGAGTTGGAATGGAGTAGAATACGCAGGTATGGATGAACGATACAGCAGAGCAATGGAGCCAGGCTTAGAACACAAACCTCATTCTCCTTTATACGAAGGAGGACCTACATGGGAAGAGATCATGGGTCAACGAGATGATGAAGTTGATCATGTTATATGGTAGTATCTTTTAATTGTTTTCCTCAGTTATTTCTGTTTAGGTATAAATAAAGTATATGAGAGTAGATAGTAGCATTAATGACATTGTTCGTTTGCCAGAATTAGAAGAACGAATAAGACGCTATAGCAGAATTGTTTATAATCTTTCTCAGCCAACTGAGTACTTAAAACATGAAGCAACGTGTAATCATTATAAGAAACAATTGATTGCGACTGTTTATGAACATAACAGTTTAGGTGGCAACAAAGCATTAGGTCAAAAGATTGATCGTTTGTTTGAGTCACTAGACAAATTAAGAGAATTAGAAAATAAAAAAAGGGGAATATAAAATGAAACAAGGCAGACCAATAACACCAATAAAAACAAGACTATACAGAAATGTAATTAAAGATAGCAAGACTAACTGCTGGGAATGGCAAGGTGCTGTTAACAACATCGGCTATGGATTTATCAGAGACAATGATATTAAAGGTATGCGTACAACGCATCGTGTAGCATATGAGATTGCTTATGGAGCGATACCTAAAGGTTTATGCGTTCTCCATGAATGTGACAATATGCTTTGTACTAATCCTGCTCACTTAAGTGCCGGAACACACAAAGAGAACAGCCAACAAATGATGGATCGCAATAGACACAATCACTTTGGTAGTAGAAGTAAAGTTAAATGTGATCATTGTGATATGGAATGTCAAAAAGGTTTAATCGTCAGATGGCACAACGACAACTGTAAGCACAAGCCTAAGAAATAATAAGAATATATACTAAATACTTTGTTACTATAAATAACATCACTACATTCTAGGAAAATAATGCATGAAGTCCAGAGCCCTTCTTAAACAAAATCCATTATATTCAGCAATGCTTCCGCAGATGCTGTCTTATCAAGCGGCGTATCTTGGCGGTATGCAATTCAAAAGAATGGTTCGCAAGAAGCGTCCTTCAGAAGATTCAAACATCTATCAAGACCTTATAGAGAACACAGTAGCACAGCCTATCTGTCGTTATATCGTTGATACTATAAACGACACCGTGTTTGAACCAAAAATTACAAGGGACATTCGCATGGCTACTCCACAAGGCGTAGCAATTAATCCAGATAACATTGAGTGGGCACAACTTATGTTATTAGATGCCGATCTAAGCAATAGAACAATGGATGGCTTCATGGAGTCAGTAGGCGATCTTACATCAATTTACGGACAGTGTTGGGTCTTTGTAGACATGCCTAAAGAAAGTGAAGGTAATCTAGGTAGACCTTATGTCGTAGCAATCAACCCTATCTCAGTGTGGGATTGGGAATATGAAATCTATGGTGGCAAGCCTTGCTTAAAGTATATTAAAGTATTAGAGAACGAAGACGATGATGGTTGGTATTTCAAAACATATCACTTAGGCACACAAGAATATCCTTCTTATTGGATGAGTTACAAAGTAAGTAAATCAGACCAAGAAGACGCAGACGCAGAAGTATTAGACGAAGGTACATATCCAGAAGGAATGGGTATCCCTGCTTTAATGGCATATGCTAGAAGAGATCCAAGATCAATTGATTACGGTATATCAGACATAGATTCCGCAGAGTCGGCTATGCGAGAGTACTATAAATTAGAATGTGAGGCATATACTTCAATTTTATTTGCAAAAACTTTAATTAGAACAGACAAAGGTGTCTCAGTCCCAGCGGCTGCCGGCGCTATTGTAAGAGCAACTCAAGGACAAATTGAAACTATCCCTGTAGACACAGGCGATGTCACTAAGACAATGGAAAAACAAAAAGAAGTCTTAGATCAAATAGAAAACTTAACTGGTTTAGGTGGACTTAGATTTAGCCGCCACAACACACAATCTGGCGTGGCAATTATAGAAGAACGTAAGACTTTACATAGAGTAGCGAAAGCAAAAGCCAGACTTATGGAAGTAGCAGAAGAACAGATATTCACATACGCGGCTCGTTTTATGAACATGCGATGGGCTGGTGAAGTTATCTACGCAACTGACTATGACAAA